GAAGAAGATCAGCGCATGACGCCTGAGATGGAGGTTCAAGTCTCTCAACTTAGCGCGATGGCTGCACAACAACTCCTCCAGTCGCATATTGCACAAGCTCAGGCCCAGCAAGCTGCTGAACAGGCCCAAGATCCGATCATCCAAATGCAGCAGCAAGAACTCCAACTGAAGGCGCAGGACAGCCAGCGCAAGATGATGGAGAGCCAAGCCAAGATGCAACTTGACCAGCAGAAGCTGGCTCTGGAGCTTAAAAAGGCTGGCATGCAGGAGCGCCAGACAAACATCAAGACTATGGTTGATGCAGTTAAAAGGTCCGGTGGCGGACGCTGATGGAAGAAAAGATCCTCAAACATCTCCTCGCCCAGTTCGGTGAGGAGATTGCAACTAACACCTCTGCATTGCAGCAGGGTGCGCCTAAGACGTTTGAAGAATATAAGTATCTGTGCGGGGTGATTCGGGGTCTAAGCCTTGCGCAGTCTCATGTAACCGACCTCATGCGAAGACTGGAGCATTTTGATGAGTGAAGAAAAAACCGCAGCAACCCAACTACCCCAACCTCAAGGGTACAAACTGCTGTGTGCGGTGCCGGAAGTAGAAGATAAGTTTGAGTCTGGAATCCTTAAAGCGGACTCTTCAGTGAGGGTTGAAGAGCATAGTACGGTGGTTCTCTTCGTCATTAAGGCCGGTGACATGGCTTATAAGGACGCCGACAAGTTTCCGACTGGAGCGTGGTGTAAGGAGGGTGATTTCGTTATTACCCGTGCCTATGCTGGCACCCGTCTGAAGATTCATGGTCGGGAGTTTCGGCTTATTAACGACGATATGGTCGAGGCCGTTGTCGAAGATCCCCGTGGTATTACCCGCGCTGGCTAAGGAGACTTAAATGAGCGAGCAAGTTGAGTTTGAGTTTCCTGATGAGAAGGAAGCCAAGGCTGCTGATACCGAAAAAGAGGTCAGCAACGAGGTAGAAGTTGAGGTTGTAGACGATACCCCTGAGAAAGACCGGGGCCGTGAGGCGTCTGAACCCCCTTCGGAAGTCACGGAAGATGAGCTTGAGAACTACTCGGACAAGGTAAAGAAGCGTATTCAGCACCTGTCCAAGGGCTACCACGATGAGCGTCGGGCTAAAGAAGCCGCTGCTCGGGAGAAAGAAGAGGCTCTTCGGTTTGCCCAGCAGGTATACGAAGAGAACAAGAAGCTTAAAACCTATGCCAACCAGTCTAATAGGACCGCTACAGAGGCGAATAAATCCGCTGCTGAAGCCGAGTTGGCGCAGGCTAGAGCCAAGTTTAAGAAGGCATATGAAGACGGTGATGCTGACCTTTTAGCTGCGGCGCAAGAAGAGATTGCCGACGCTAAGATTAAGATCAACCGGGTTCAAGACAAACTTATTCAAATTCCTGAAGAAGAAACTTTACAACAGGAAAATAAACGGGTATATAGTGAACCAGAACCCGCCCAGTATAGGCCGGACCCAAAAGCACAAGCGTGGCAACGCCAAAACTCTTGGTTCGGTTCTGACGAAGAAATGACCAGCTTCGCTCTGGGGGTGCATGAGAAATTGGTTAAGCAGGGTGTCGATGCAGAATCGGATGAATATTACGAGAAGCTGAACCGGAGAATCCGGCAAGTGTTTCCCGAAGCGTTCGGAGATGATGTGATCGAAGAAGAAAAGCCCGTAAAAAAGGCTAAACCTGCAAACGTGGTGGCACCAGCAACGCGAAGCACAGCGCCCAAGAAAATCGTGCTGACGCAGACACAGGTGGCATTTGCGAAACGGCTCGGAGTCCCGTTAGAAGACTACGCGAAAGAAGTTGCTAAACAAATGGGTAGAGATAATGGCTGAGAACCGCACTGAACGTAACCTCATTAACCGCGAAGCTGAAACTCGCGCGCGCACTGTTCGTCAGTGGCAACCTGCCGCAACTCTCCCCGATCCGGCCCCACAGCCGGGATATGTTTTCCGCTGGATTCGCACCGCTATTCTTGGTCAGGCTGACCCGACTAATATGTCTGGCAAGCTGCGAGAAGGATGGGAACCCGTGAAAGCGGAAGACCACCCCGAGATGATGCTCACTGCAACGCCTTCGGGTAATCTGGAAATCGGCGGTTTGGTCCTGTGTAAAGCTCCCGAGGAGCTTATGGATCAACGCAATGCGTATTACAACAAGCAAAACCGCGCACAGATGGATTCGGTCAATAACACGCTTTTCCGTGAAAATGACCCGCGTATGCCTCTGTTCAAGGACCACAAGTCCGAGACTTCGCGCAGTGCTTTTGGTTCAGGTTCATCTAAACTTTAATCTTTGGAGGCCATAAATGGCTGCTGTAGCTTCCCCTTACGGGCTGCGTCCGCTAAATCTGATTGGCGGTCAGCCTTACAATGGTGGGGTTATCCGTGAATACACGTTTGGTACTACTAACAATACCAACGCAGTTTTTAACGGTGACCTCGTTGTTCTGAGCGCGGGCATCCCCGCCGCTGTCTCTGCTACGCCTACTGCCGGTACTACTGCTGGTATCGTTGGTGTTTGCGTGGGTGCTAGCTTCGTTACGCCCGCGATCATGAAGCAGCAGATGTTTGCTCAGTATCTGCCCGCAGGTGCTTACACCGCTGGTTATCGTGACGTTGCTGTGCGTGTGATGGACGATCCGGACGCTCTGTTCCAGATCCAAGGCACCGCTGCACTGGGCACGTTTAACTCGGGCACTAACGGCTCTGGCTGGCGCGGCGTTATCGGTAAGAACACTACGCTTACCTTTACCACTGCTGGTTCGACCACTACCGGTAACTCGGGTGTTGCGCTTACCGTTGGTACTGACGGCGCTACTATCGCTTCTAACAGTGCGACGGCTGCTATTCGCATCGTTGATGTGGTTCGTGGTACCGAGTCGGACGCTTTCCCTGAGTTCATCGTCAAGTTTAATCAGGGTGTTCATTCGTACTACTTTGCGACCGGCGTTGCGTAAGGGATAATTTAAAATGGCAATCTCACGTTCCCAACTACTCAAGGAACTGCTCCCCGGTCTGAACGCTCTGTTCGGCATGGAGTACAACCGTTACGGCGAAGAACACAAGGAAATCTACGAAGTCGAGAGTTCCGAGCGTTCGTTCGAAGAAGAAACCAAGCTGTCGGGCTTTGCTCCCGCCCCGGTGAAGACCGAGGGTTCGGCAATCCAGTACGACAACGCGCAAGAAGCATGGGTTGCTCGTTATACCCATGAAACCATTGCAATGGGTTTCGCCCTGACCGAAGAAGCTGTCGAAGACAACCTGTACGACTCGCTGTCGGCTCGTTACACCAAGGCTCTGGCCCGTGCAATGGCTTACACCAAGCAAGTCAAAGGCGCTTCGGTGCTGAACAACGGCTTTAGCGCCTCTTATGTCGGCGGCGATAATGCTTCGCTGTTTGCTGGCACTTCGGCCTCGACCGGTCACCCGCTGGTTAGCGGTGGTTTTAATCAGAATCGGCCCTTTACTGGCGCTGACCTGAACGAAACTTCGCTGGAAGCGGCTGTTATCCAGATCGCTGCTTGGACTGATGAGCGCGGCATGCTGATTGCGGCTAAACCCCGTAAGCTGATTATTCCGCCGTCGCTGATGTTTGTTGCTAAGCGTCTGCTGGAAACGGAACTGCGCGTCGGCACGACCGACAATGACATCAACGCTCTCAAGGCGATGGGGTCCATTCCCGAAGGTCACACGGTTAACCACTTCCTGACCGACCCGAATGCTTGGTTCCTGCTGACTGACGTTCCTAACGGTCTGAAGCACTTCGTTCGTACCCCCATGGCTACCGGAATGGACGGTGATTTCGATACCGGAAACGTTCGCTACAAAGCCCGCGAGCGCTACAGCTTCGGCTGGAGTGATCCGCTCGGGATCTGGGGTTCACCCGGTTCGAACTAAAAAGTCCTTGTAAATCAAGGGTTTGGAGGGGGCTTCGGCCCCCTTTTCTTTTGGTATCAGAAAACTACGCGCCGCTTGACGGCGTTTTTTACCTCGGGTACATTACCTGTTACTAAGTTCCGAGGTAGCCATGAACAACTACGATCTCCCCAAAACCCGTGCCGAAGCCAAAGCGGCTGGCGCACCCCTTTACTTCACCGGACTCCCATGCAAGCACGGACACGTAGCTCCTCGCAAGACCAAAGGTGCATGTGTTGAGTGCCTTAAAGAGGAATGGAAAGAAGCCGCAGAAAAAAGGGTTGACTACTTTAAAGAGTACAACCAGCGCGAAGAAGTAAAAGATGCCAAACACGATTGGTATCAAAAAAACCGAGAGCGAGTCATCCAAGCGGCAAACACGACCCCGGCTCACCTTAAGCGTAGATATAAAGACGTTTGGAAGTCACGAAATCAGTTGCAGGTCTTAGCTGACAACAAGGTTCGTCGTCGTAAACACCGCCAAGCTACGCCGCCATGGCTCACAAGAAAGCAAAAGACCGAGATCCGCCAGATTTATCAGATCGCCATCACTATGACTAAAACCACGGGCGAACAATATGTCGTGGACCACATCGTCCCTTTACGTTCTGAGGTTGTCTGCGGACTCCATGTGCCATGGAACCTTCGGGTCATCACGCAGGGAGAGAACCTACGGAAATCTAACCGGCTAGATATTGCCCCCTAATCGCTTTTATGTTAGCGTTCTTATATCCAAGATCACCTGCTCATCAACTGACTTGGCAGACTTCTCCCTTGAGATGATGAGCGCAAATAAGGGAATCTATTATGTCGATGGCAACCTTTTCGGGTCCGGTACGCTCGGGTACCGTTCGTTATGGCGCTGGTACGAATACCGGCGTGACCGTTCTGGCTCAGTCAGTTAATGTCGTAGCAACCACGCTGACCGGCAACGCTTTTACGCTTCCGGCTGGCTCGCAGATTCTGTCGGCCACGTTCTATACGACGACTCTGTTCAATGCGGCTACGACGGCTAAACTGACCATTGGCGCGACTGACATCACCGCTGCTGTGACTGTTACGAACGCTGGTTCGGCTGCGCTGACCTTTGCAGCGAGCGGGATTGCTCTGGTTAACAACGTCGGCACTTCGGACGTTACGGTCACTTACACGCTGGCTGGCACGATTGCTACCGGCAACGGGACGATTGTTATTCAGTACACTCAGCGCAACGCTGACGGTTCGACCGCTCCCGCTTACAACCAAAACTGATTAGGGGGCTGAGATGCGCCCTGTTAGAGTTACGTTAACAGCCGCCGGGGTTTCGGCCCCGATTATTTTGGATACTTACCGCAATCCATTTAGCGTGGGGATTGGCGTCACGAAGACGGGTACCGTTGATTATTCGGTGGAATACACCTACGACGACGTTTTCTCTGACACGTTTAATCCCTCCACGGCTGGGTGGTTTGTAATGTCGGGATTCCCGCTTGCTACGGCTACATCCAAAGACGGGACGATTTCGTCGCCTGTAACGGCTGTTCGATTGAATGCCGTGACGATTACGTCGGGGTCGCTTGCTATGACCGTGATCCAAGCTGGTATGCCGGGAGCTTGATGATGCCTATTGACACTACTGCACTTCGTAAGTTCCAAGACGTTTGGGGTCCGGTCCTTGATGCTATCCCTGCGGTTCTTGAAGCGACGGCTAAAAAAGCTGACGTAGATCGGGAACTTCGCATCAAGCAAGTTGAGTTGGACGAGGCGGATAAGAAGATCGCCAAAGCCTTTGAAGAAGCTGACAGGCGTCTGTCTTCGGTTAATTCCGAGATGGAGCAAGCCATGCAGCAAAAAGCAAAAGCTCTGGCCGATATCGAAGCCGCTAAGAAAGCCCAAGCCGACAAGGTAGCTCAGGCTGAAAAAGCCTTCAGCGTAACTGAGACAGAGTGGGTTCAAAAGACCGCCGCTTTGCAGGCTCAGTTTTCCAAAGTCGAAGCTAATCTTGCGCAGAAACTGTCTGATGCTGACGCTGCATATGCGGATAAAGTCGCCGCCCTTGAAGCTGATGTGAAGGATCTTGAGAAGCGTAAGGCTGCTGCTGAGAAGGCTCTGGACGCGCTGCGTAGCAAGCTGGGATAAGTTGTGGCGACTACGCGCTCCAATCTTCAAGAGGGGCTGGATAGTGGTGAATACGAGTACACCCATGTGGTTGCTACGGTCACTGCCTCCGGCCCCACTACTATTTATACGCCCACAGCGGGCAAGCTTATTCGGCTTCGTTGGATCTACGCAATCAACGATCCGGGGTCTTCAGCTTCACCGTTAATTAGAGTTTTCCTCGGGGCGCAAGAGTATTATCGTGTCTTTGCTCTGAGTAAACGGCAGGTTGTCAGCGGTCCTATTGATGGGCCTCTGATTATTAACTTGAGCGAAGCTGCGGAAGTAGCTGTGACTGCTATATTGGAAGAAGCGTAATGGCTGATCTTGGTGGTCAAATGGGGGAGCTTCGGTTTACCCTACAAATTACTCGCAAAGAAACCGGACTGACGGATACTGTTGAGTTGGTTGGTTACTTGGACGAAGAGAAACTGAAGGAATTGCAAAATGGCAGTAACTCACTCGACAAACGCGCGGGATGTAGCGACTAGCGCTGTCACCGCATTACTGAATGCCAGCGGAGCAGGAAAGCTGGTTTTCCGCACG